CAAGAAGATCGAGGTTCTAAAGGAAATGGCTTCCAAGGTTACAAAAAAGTAACCTTGGAAAACCCTTCAGTTTCAGTTGGTTCTTCGTAAGAAGCAATCATACGGTCAATGGCATCCTGTGGAATAGTTTTACCCAAACGTTCTGAGCGTTCAGACAGTCGCCGTTCTAATTCCTCAGGTTCAGGTGTAGGGAACACTACACACTCAAACTCGTAACCATACTTCTTGAGCTTATCAATGAACTGCTTGCGCGACTTTGCCGACATATTAGTACGATCAACATAAAGATCATATCCGTTCTGAGCTGCAATCAGCATACGAGCTACCATAGCCATGTCTGCAAAGCGGATCGTCTCCTTAAAGATCTGATCATAGGTAAAGCCGTAGTCATCGGCCAAACCATTGATGATGTTATCAGTAGAGACGATCCATGCACCCTTAGGCCGGTTTTCGATAAGCCACGTGGACTTACCTGAACCAGGAACACCAACGAGAATTGTACACTTAGGCATATTATACTCCAAGAGACGACTTATTGTGCCATTGCTTCATGAAAGCACGATATTTTGTCATGTTTGGTTTTTGACTACGATTCCCACAAATCCATCTCCAACCAAACAAAGCGGTTTGTACACAAACATAATAGTAATGCCTGCGGAACCATTTAGTCATTGTAAGTTACTCCAGGAAACCAAGCATCACGAATCGCTTCGTACTTTACAGTCTTGGTCAAGTTGTTACGAATAACATTCTTAACTGCTTCGACAATCTTGTGATCGTCAGTCTCATCCCAGCACTTAAAAATCGTAGCACGAGTGTACTGATTGAACGCAGGTGCGATTTCGAGAGCAAAGGTCTTACGATCAACATTCTCTTCACGGATATGCTCGAGCATATTGCTAATCAGTTGAGCCTGACCATATACTTCGATATTGAACAAGTGCTCAAAACGACCAAGCTCAAAACGATCCTCATCCGGTAGATGAGCCTTGATGTCATCCAGTGCTTCATCCAGAATCAGTTCGACAATGTTGCGATCCTGTAGGATAGCTTCCTTCGCCCTGTGAATCTGCAGGTACCAATGGCACTTCAGCTTAAGCATGTGCCCATCATAAAAACGAACTACGAAACCTTCGAGGTCTTCCAGATCACGAACGTACTCGACGAAAGCCTTCATATCAGTCTGTGGTTCGAAGGTACGAACAACTGGAATACCCGCAAGTTCAGCAAATGAAGAAATATAGAAATAATCCATATATTCACCAGTCTTCATGTTTCGCATTGCAGTCAAGATAAGAGTATCTTCCTTGTAATCCAAAACAATGCGCTGCTTGCGTGAACACCATTCAAAGATCGGAGTAAGACCTAACAAGATAGCATTGTTCGCCAATGCTTCGTATTGGGGATTGTTCTTAACGAACTTTTCAACAGGCTTTGCCACATCAGTAGCGCCCATCTTCGTACCCCAGATCATCTGATCGATCACAACGAATGGCGCAATCATCGAGCCATCGAGCTTTTCGAGGATAGCATGTGGACGCGACAGATCAACAACATGGTCCTGAGTCTCTTCACGCTCATTCACGTTGAAGAACTTGTGGAAAGGACGACGAAGGATCTCACCAGTCTCAGTGTCGAAGATGATACCGCGGCACTCACGACGAAGGCGAGCGTGAAGGTTTTCTACTTCATAATGGTCGTGGTTTGCACGTAGATCATCAGACGCAAGCACATCAGGAAACGTATCAGCCATCATCACGTTGTAGTTGATGACGGTGTAGCCTTCCTTCTCGGCAACCACGAACTCGTCGCGGCCTTCGATAGCAGGCAGCACATCAGAGATGTTGGTGATATATGGAAATTCGTAGTTCATAATCAAGTCCTAAAAAAGTCAGATGGCGAGGATCGATCCACACTGCAGTCACTAGCAATTTACGAAAGATCACTCGTGATCCACACCATCTGATAGTTTAGTTTTATACTATATTCGATAATATGTACACAGTTATTTTAGTAGAAGTAAAACTCTCTGAGTTCGTCTGTCATTTCGACATAGACAGGAATCGTTCGGTATCCACGATTTTCCCAGTAATCAGTATTGCCTTCAGTCTCAAAGGTCTCACCAAAAAACTTGAACCCGAACTTACCGTCGCCAACGACAGCGTATGCAATCTGCTGCATTACAAAACCTTTCCATCCAGAGTGAAGTATCCGCGACCGAGCTCGTCCTTTTCGAACACCAAAATTCCGTCGTTCTTCAGGATCTGAAGAGGAGCTTCACCGTGAGGGTTGTAGGCTCCACCAAGGCGGCTAAAATACTCTTCAACCGAGTAGTGCTTGATCAGGGTCTTAAGGAACTTAGCCTTGGTAACAGGACCGCGGTGCTTGAACCGAGCAACGAACTTACGTTCACCGGCTTCGGTGTTATAGTGAAGGTAGCCACCGTGGTATTCGAAGTTGGTCTTAGTAAAAGCGGTCATGTTCATCTCCATTCGTTATTATTCACCCTACATCACTTTTCAAAATATGTACACAGTTATTTTTTAAAAAGATGAAAAAAATTAGAGTTTGGAGAGATATCGAGACATCCAGTTAGTGAAGGAGCGGCGGATTTTTCCGTTGCGGATGACATCGTCGATTCCGTAGCCGACGATATGGTTGTTGTAGAAGATAGGACCGTGGTTACGAGTAGGGGTTTGGAGAATGTAATCGGCCATGGTTTGGATATCGGGGAATTCGGGCGAGTGGTTGTTTTGGCCGAGGTTATCGAAATATTGGATGGTGTACATGTGTTTTCTCCTCAATAGAAAACCAACCTACACCTTTTTCGAAATAATGTACATAAAAAAAGGGACGGCCCGAAAGCCGCCCCAAATGCGTGTAGCAGGAGGAACCCCACCTGTAATCCTGCTTATTCCAGTCGTCAATTAAGACACTTGCCTCTTTCACGGATGAAACCGCAAATCCACGCACCACATAGTGTACTAGTATTTATACAAGTTCGTCTGCTTCTTAGTAACTTTTTTCACATTTTTGTAGAAAAAATGAAGGAGTCCATCCATCAAAGCCACCACCAAAATTCAAGTGGCGGCAAAGAGTCTTTGCTTCTTCTTTAGTCATATCACTCTTCATAATCTGGCGTGTTCCAGTTTCTACAACTTCATAAGTCATATGTACATATCCAGACACTGTTCCAGGGTTAGTAACAGAGGGAGTGGGTGCCCAATCACCAGTCATTTGTACTTTATAGTTTACCATCATTTTTTCCTATTCTTTACATCGAGAAAAAGTTGAAAGACTATCATAGAAAGTATACCAAGCCCAATAGCTAATAATGTTCGTATGATATCAATCATTTAATTTTTACCTTTAACTTTAACTGTAATGAACAAATGTCATCAGCTTCCATTTGTGATCCATATAATGACCAAACGACGGGAAGTAGTTCATGAACTGCTCCACACACTTATCTTTATATTCGCCGAGCATGGTTAAATCAATGTCTGAGTGAGTATCTTCATAATCGCCCCAGCGAAGGTCTCCTGAGTCAAAAAGGATCTTACCAAAGATCATATAAGAACCAGACATGCCATCTAGGATGAGAGCCATATCCTTGTTGTCCTTTGTCTCATCATAAACCTCATCCCAAGCTTCTGAGAACTCTTCTGAGAACTCATCGATCTTTACACCATACACAGTGTAGTAGTGTGTGTTAATTCCCATCACTTGAATCCTTGAAATTTATTACGATTGAACTTGTTTACCGGCTTAGACTCTTCATTCATTCTACTACCAGAACTTGACGTATCAAAGACTGGCGTATCATCAACAATATCATCCTGTGCAGACTCCTCTGTGTTGTACAACTTCATCTTCGAGTAGTCAACACCGATGACGAACCGTTTATGATGAGCAGGATCTCCATAACGATTCTTCAACTGCTTGACCATAATCTGACCGAGTTGCTGTAGTTCCTCGCTCGAGATCAAGGCAAACATAAAGTCGGCTGTGGCCGGTAGACCAAACGACTCAGAGGTATCCTCAAGGCCAACGTCAGATGACGAATAACCGGTACGAGTTGTCTGAGTAGCCGATACGATCGGAACGTTGCACTCGACTGCCAGCCCACGAAGTTCTTCGGCAATCGCCTTAATCATCGTATAGGAGTTGACATTCGACCCGGCACGAATACGACTGGACATACAGATGTTCAGGTAGTCGATATAGATGATGTCAGGTACAAAGTTCTTTTTGATCTTAAGTTCGTTGATCAGGTGGCGGAAGTTAGCCGAACCAGCACACGCGGTCGGGTATTCCTTTACAATCAACTTGCCCTTAGCGCGCTTCTTCACACGGGCCATGAGAGTATCATAGGTTGTCTTTGGAAGCTCACGAAGATCAGCAGTCGACATACCAAGCAAGTTAGTATCGATACGCTCTGCAATCTTCTCCTCAGACATTTCCATAGTGATGTATAGGACGTTGAAGCCAGACATGAGATTCTGTGCAGCACAATGACACATGAACAGAGACTTACCCACACCAGTGCCGGCAAGCGCAATGTTCAGGGTCTTGCGTGGCAAACCGCCATTCGTAATCTTGTTGAAGAAATCCAGGTCAAACGGAATCTTCACCTCGGTACGATGATAGAACTCATAACGAGCATCCGAGTCGTCAAGGAAGTCGTGGCCGATGCTCGAGTCGAACGAGACAGCCAACGCGTCAGACAGAAGCTGAGGGATGGCACCAACCGAGATGCCATCCTTCCTCTTGTTATCATCAACAAGCCTGATCGACTCCATGAGGGCATTGTAAAGAGCTTTGTCCTTACAAAACTTCTCGGTGGTATCGATCAACCAATCGATCTCACGATCTTCGCTCTTGGTCAGACCACTGATAGTAGCCTCGGCGGCCTTAAACTCTTCGTCCTTGAGCCCACTCTTGTTATTGAGATCAATAGTAAGAGCCTCCTTCGTAGGAAACTTACTATATTTGCCAACGTACTCTTCAATCAGTTCATAAACAGTACGATCAACATTATCAGTGAAATACTCAGACTTGAGAAACGGAATTACCTTACGTGCATACTCTTCATTATGAATCAGATTTCCAAAGATAATGTTCTCAATTTTCATTCATCTTCCTCGAGTTCTAGATCTTCAATAGTGTCTTCACTCTGCATGATAGAACCAGCAGCAACCGCGTACTTCTTCTCAATAAATTCATTGAACTTTGGGCAAGTAAGGATCGGATGCCAGAAGTTGAAGTCATAGGTATCAGCCATGCGGTAGTTCTTGTCAAGGATCTCACCAGTCGACATATCAACCTTCTGGAACCAACCAGCCTTTGGCTTGATCACGTGACCAGACTCAAGAGCCATGTCCATCAGACCCGACCACTTGCTGATGCCCTTGTCCCACGATACTTCGATAGGGATCTTGCTCTTCTCCTTGACGAACCGGCTCTTCTCAACGTTGATGATGAAGTTATAACCAGTCACATCCTTGCCGTCCTTCTCCTGCTGACGGCCGATGATGAAGATGTTATCAGCAGAGTAGTAGATGCCAGTACCACCAGACACAACGGCCTTCGAGTACATTTCCTGAGTCTGATAAGTGTGGTTGACTACGACCAGAGGAATGTCCTTCAGATTCAGGTGAGGCGTAACCATACGGAACAGAGACTTGAGTTGCTTCGCACGAGTCATGTCCGCTGCCGAGTTCTGCTTGAGAGCATCCTCGACTTCCTTCTTCGAGGCAAGGTTACCAACTGAGTCGATTACGATGATGACATGATCACCGCGCTTGATCTCTTCAAGCTGCTGCATGATATCAAACTTCAACTGTTCTACATCAGTGATGGGCGTGTGCAGAACACGTGACGTGTCGATACCGAACGAGTTAAAGTATGCCTGAGGAGTACCAAACTCCGAGTCATAGAAGAGCATGACAGCATCTGCATACTTGTCCATGTATGCCTTTGCCATCAGTAGACTAAACGAAGTCTTAAAGTGCTTCGATGGGCCGGCCCAGATCGTAAGACCCGGAACAAATCCACCATTAATCTTGCCGCTCAGAGCAATATTGATTGCCGGAACAGTAGTAGCCACCATATCCTTGGCGTTAAAGAACTTGGAATCGGCTAGAATATCCGAGTCCTTGATTGTAGTATTTTTACGAAGTTTATTCAGCAGATCCGACATATGTCCTCCTTGTATTCTCAGTATAGCACGTAATAATAATATTGTACATCAAGAATTTAGAACACCGAGCAACTTTTTCTTGAATGCTTCAATCTTTTCTGCTCTGTTTGGCCAATGGATATATGCATTCTGGTCTGCATCTTTTACCAGGTTATTTAAAAGCGGAAGTACCATTTTATAGATCGTCTCAGCCTTTTGTTGACCTTCTTGTGTGGCTGCTTCTGCCTGTACAAATACGTCCTCGCTGACAGTCGTAAAGCCGAAGTCGAAGTCGTCGTCAAAATCTGTAATACTCATACAAAGAAATCCTCCAATGTTGCACGCTTCTCTACGTGCCAACCGATAGTGTTGATGATAGATTCGATAGGTTTGATGTATGCCTTGTCAAACTGAATCTCACGGTCGATGAACGCACCGAGGCCGAACTCCTTTGGAAGAGTTGACGGACAAGAGATGACATGCTCCTTGGTCGGGTTCGGCTTCTTGAGATAAGCGAACTTGATCTTTTCACCGGATCCGATGCTCTCATATTTATTCTGGAGCTTGAGATCTTTGATGATTTTGTTGTAGACCACAGCACCACGAACATGGATTGGGCAACCAGACTGGAACTGACCAGCGATGTAATACTTTTCCATGTCCTTGACAGACGAGGTGAAAGCAATCTCCTCGAACGGCAGCGTATTGAATCGTGCACGGAAGTCTGCAACATAACGATGGAGCGATGCTTCATCCTCGTTCATGATGATCTCGAGAGACCTCTTAATACCATCACGACACGACGGAGGAGTCGAAGAACGAACTGCTTCGATGCCCATCATCTTGAGCTTTGGCTTATCATACTGAACACCCTCTGAGTTCCAGACATTAAGGATATACATCTTCTTTGCCTTCCAGATGCCCTTGTTTGCGATATTCTCTCGCTTCATCTGCATCTTCTGAGCATAGGCGTTCATATAGTCGGCTAGCTCTTGATAAGCACGATCGATAAACGGCTCGATCTTTTTCTTGCATGCATCATCAAGGAACTTCACGATCGTCAGATCATCAGCACCATTTGGATACATCATGTGTACCAGATAGTCAAGCGTGATGTAGATCGAGTCGGTGTCAGATGCAATCA